CCGTTACTGCGCCAAAGGCTGAGGGTGCTGCGCCTCCTTGGGCCAAGAAGTAATAGGAAAAAAAAATCCCCTGTTGTGACCGCAACAGGGGCCAAGCAAATCAAAAGGAGATTCCACCCGATGAAAGATTACAGCATCCAGGAGTTAATTGACAAGTCCCACGAATCACGCCAAGAACCGCCACGATCTCACCTTGGCGCATCAATGCTTGGGCACCCGTGTGACCGTTGGCTTTGGTTGTCGTTTCGGTGGGCGGTCGTTGAAAAATTCCCTGGCCGCATCTTGAGATTGTTTAGGCGCGGGCAAAACGAAGAAGATCAAATTGTGCGTGACTTGCGCGCGATCGGTGTGGATGTGCAAAAAACCGGCTCTCAACAAAGCCGCGTGAATTTCGGCTGTCATGTGTCTGGATCTATTGATGGCATTGCAGAATCTGGTGTTCCGTTTGGAGACGGTAAGCGCCATGTGGTTGAGTTTAAAACGCACAGCAAGAAGTCTTTTGATGACCTTGAAGAAAACGGAGTTAAAAAATCAAAGCCAATGCACTACGCGCAGATGCAGGTGTACATGCTTGGCACCAAGCTAGAACAAGCCCTATATGTTGCCGTTTGCAAAGACGATGACCGCATCTGGTCGGAGCAAGTGTTTTTTGACAAAAACCTAGCGAACTCATTGGTTGAGCGTGGAAAGCGCATTGCTTTGTCCGATCGTATGCCTGAGCCGCTAAGCGCCGATCCTAGCTGGTATCAATGCAAGTTTTGCCCGGCACATGATTTTTGCCATAAGTCAAAGCTGACAAAAGAAGTGAATTGCCGCACCTGCGCTCATAGCACTGCCACGCCAGAAAGCACATTTACATGCGCAAGGCATGACAATTCAGAAATCCCGGTCGAATATCAGCGCCAGGCTTGCGACAGCCATGTGCTGCATCCTGACCTGGTGCCCTGGCAGCGCAAAGACGGCCTGGACGACTGGACCGCCATCTATGTCATCGAAGGCCGCGATGTGGCCAACGGTGAAGGCGACGCGCACGTTTACACCAGCCGCGAGATTCTGGCTAACCCCAAGATGTGCAGCCTTGGTGACAAGTATGTCGATGAACTGCGCGCAACTTTTGACGCGAGGATTGTTGGATGAACAACGACAGAAACCTGATGCAGCAGGCGCTGGAGATGATTGAGGACGCAAGAAACGGTAGCCAAAGAAAACCGTCAGAGCCGGTGATCACCGCCCTGCGCGAGAGGCTGGCGCAGCCAGAGCAGGTGCCGGTGGCGTGGATGTACGACTTAAAGCAACGCGGTTCATTTGAAGGTGTATCCACAGAGTATTCGCGGGTGAAGTTGAGCATTGGTGAAAACTGGGTCCCTCTCTACACCGCCCCACCACAGCGCAAGCCGCTAAGTTCGGAAGATATCGAGCAGTGTTGTTATGAGGCGGACAGCGTAGCAGACGACCACTGCCAAACGTGGAAGTGGACTCAGGCATTTGCCCGAGCCATCGAAGCCGCACACGGCATAGGAGAGAAGCCAGATGCTGCGTGAGTACCAACAACGCACCATCGACCAGCTTTATGCCTGGTTTGAGGCCGGCCACCACGGCAATCCATGCCTGGTGCTGCCGACCGGCTCCGGCAAGAGTCACATCGTCGCCGCCCTGTGCAAGGACGCCCTGCAGAACTGGCCAGAGACGCGCGTGCTGATGCTCACGCACGTCAAGGAGCTGATCGAGCAGGACGCTGAGAAGATGCGCCAGCACTGGCCGGGTGCGCCGATGGGCATCTACTCTGCCAGCATTGGGCGGAAAGACTTGGGCGAGCCGATAACCTTTGCCGGGATTCAGTCGATCCGAACCAAGGCTCAGGATGTCGGTCACATTGACCTGGTGCTGATTGATGAATGCCACTTGGTAAGCCACAAGGACGAAGGCGGATACCGTACCTTCTTAGCCGAACTGCAAGCCATCAACCCGGCGCTGCGTGTGGTTGGGCTGACCGCCACGCCTTACCGCCTCGGGCATGGACTTATCACCGATGCCCCGGCAATCTTTGCCGACCTCATTGAGCCAGTAAGCATTGAGGAGCTGGTGTTTCGAGGATACCTGTCAAAACTGCGAAGCAAAGTGACCGGGGCGCGGCTTGATGTGTCGAAGGTAAAGAAACGCGGCGGTGAGTATGTTGAGGCCGATCTTCAACGCGCCGTGGATACAGACGACCAGAATCACGCCGTGGTGCGGGAAGTTATCGCGAGGGCAGAAGATCGCAAAGCATGGCTGTTTTTCTGCACTGGTGTAGCCCATGCACAACACGTGACCGAAGTCTTGCAAGAGTACGGTATTGCCGCCGCGTGTGTAACTGGCGACACGCCAAAGGCAGAACGCGCCGCAATTATTGCGGATTTTAAGGCAGGCAAACTCCGCGCATTGACTAACGCCAACGTGCTAACGACCGGCTTTGACTATCCAGATATTGACCTGATCGCCATGCTTCGGCCAAGTATGTCACCGAGCCTATATGTGCAGATGGCCGGGCGAGGCATGAGGCCCAAAAGCCATACAGATCATTGCCTAGTGCTCGACTTCGCTGGCGTGGTGGAAACTCATGGCCCGATTACGGCAGTGCAACCACCGAAGAAAGCGGGATCGGGCGAAGGCGAGGCACCTGTAAAAGTATGCGACAACTGTGCCGAGCTTTGCCCGATCTCAGCCCGTCAGTGTCCGGCATGTGGCGCTGAGTTTCCGGCACCAGAGCCGAAGAAGTTTCACCTGCATACCGATGACATCATGGGCCTTGAGGCGCAGGAGCTTGAGGTAACAGAGTGGAACTGGCGCAGGCATGTGAGCAAGGCATCGGGCAAAGAAATGCTTGCCGTGACGTATTACGGGGCGCTGAGCGATAAGCCGATCACCGAATATCTACCCATCAACCATGAAGGCTACGCAGGCCAGAAGGCTTTAGGGCATTTGCTAAGTGCAAAGGCTAAAAGCGGTGCGCCGAACACTGAGGAATCTTCTCTTGATGGCATAGCCGATGCAATGAACAAGGGCGCTGCACCAACTACCATCACTTACAAACAAGACGGAAAATTTTACAGGGTGCTGACACGATCATGGAGAAAATAAAAACAGAGCACGAAGAACAACGAGAATTTGTATCCTGGTTTAGACAAACCTTTCCCCCCGTCAGAATCTTTGCAATTCCAAACGGAGGCGCACGCACGCCAAGCACTGCCGGTAGGCTTAAAGCAGAGGGTGTAAGCAAAGGCGTGCCAGACCTGTGCATTCCAGCATGGAAAATGTGGGTTGAAATGAAACGCCAAAAAGGTGGGGTGGTTTCGCCAGAACAAAAAGTCTGGCGGCAGTATCTTGAAAGCATTGGCGATTTTGTTATAGTAGCTAAAGGCAATGAAGATGCTCAAAGGCAGATTCTTGCCCGCATCAAGACGCATGGGGGTTGATGTACGCGACCTAGGCGCGGCCCATAAAGAGAAATCAGCCTCCACCCGTGTTGGTTACAAGCAGCCATATACAGATTTCGAGTCTTGAAAGCTGCGCCAACAACTAACCCGCTTCGGCGGGTTTTTTATTGCCCGCACACTTTTTTTACATTCTTTTGTTAAAAATACTTGCATCATGCGATCAATGTGCGTAATATGAACACATCAACAACGCAACACAACAAGGAGCTGCATTATGCAAACACTTGATAGCAACGCGGTAATTGCCCCAACTGGCTACATGCTCTGGGATGTAACTCTTACGGCTTCAGGCCGTGACAAAGTAACCGCGGCGTTTGATTATCACTATCGCGGTGGCTGGAAACTTGAAGAAAACCCCTGCGCAGCCAATGACCCGTTTTTTCGTGACAAGTATTGCTACGATTGTTACGGCACTGCCGACCAGTTGATTGAGGATATCGAGAAAGATGCAATGGGCAGCGAAAGCCACCCGGTGTGTGTGATGGGAGGACAGAATGTGCCTCTGATTCAGGGTATCGACTACTACTTCGAATTCAAGTCTTGGCAGGTGTGGGAGCTGGAAAAGATTGCTGCGGGGCTTAATGACCTGCACGAAGTGATGGAAACAGAAATGGATCGTCTTGGTTGGTAACTTAATCGCCACCCTTCGGGGTGGCTTAAAGGGAGGCACCAAAATGAAATACATTCTTGCTCTTGTGATGTTTGATTGTCTGGCAGCTTTTGCAATCTGCTTAGTGGCAGCGGTTTGCAACATTTCTCAAGCTGTCCCTGC